TGAAAGATTATCTCGTTCTAATAGGCAATGAACCCTTTACGAAAGTACAAGCTTTTAGCGTAGAAGACGCGTTGAATTATGTGAATAGTAGATACAGTTTTAAAGATTTAAAAGAGTATATTGTTGTCACACCTATCTGAATAATGATATAATACTAATAGGTTGTGATATATAAAGTATGTACCGCCATGAAACCCTATGTCGAAAGTATCCTTAATCAAACAGCAGTATAGTAAAGAAGACCTTGCGGAAACAAGGTCTTTTTTATTTACCCTTTTAACATTTTAAACATTTCCATAGATTGATTCTTAATCGTTTGATTTTCAAAGAAACAGTAACCATTTTCATAGGCTTTAACAAATTGGTCTATGAAATGGGCGTTCCGTCTATTCTTAATCAAATACATATTCGGTTTATGGTCACTATCTGTAAGCACGTAATTTCGCTTTGTAGAGGGGTCTACCTTATCAGATACATAGAACCTACCCTCGCTAAAATCTACCCAAAAACCGTAAGTGTGACTCATATAAGTAACACTACAAACAAAACGACTATTAGGTGTCCGTTTCTCTACGAAATGTTTATTATCCACTAGGAACTCATTTTCTACTGCATAATTACCATATTCCGTACCCTTAATTAATTGACCGAATTTCGTCTTGTATTTCGCTTCAATAAAATCCTCGTCGCGTACAAATTCTATCTGAATTAAACCATTCATAGCACTTGTAAAGCGTTTATTATTATCGGGTCTTAAATTCCAGTAAAGAAAATAAGGGTTAACAATAGATACCGCGTTACTAATAAACATAACCCTTACATTATCTCTTGTTCTAGCTATCGTTTCATATAACTCTAGGAATTTAACAACTTCATCTTCTAAATATCTTATATGTCCTTTTGGAATAACAAATTCATCGAAACCTATTTTGTCTACTTCTTTAAAGTTTACAGACCTTACAACTATACTATTTGATAACGCCATGTAATAACCACATAGCTTACCGTCGCAATAAAACTTCTTCCCCTTCACTTCTAATTGATGTTCGGGGAAATATTCTTGTATATCTTGAAAGAAACTATTCATATTGCCTAGTTCTGTTTTATACCTTCTTAAATAAACAAAATGTTTACCCGTCTTTAAAAAAGAGGATATTGCCCATTTTTTAAATGAGAATGTTTTACCCGAACCCCGATTACCTACTATAAAATTATATAAACCATTTCTACTTAATAACTTATGTGGGTTGTAATACATAAAATAAGACCTCCATTTAATTTATTGCACTAATGATTGACTACCCCATGAATAATCCGTATAGTCACCACTTGCTAAACCTTGTACAGACGGTATTGAGTCATTTATAACACCGTTACCCATATATTTAATACTGTTAGCAAAAACATTAGCGGTTACGTGTCCATTTTCTAGTGTTATACCCGCACGATAATATCCAGTGACATCGTACAACCCCGAAAATATCAAGTTACTTAAAATACTAACATTTTTAACGACACCCACATAGATACCGTCAAATTTACCATAGTTCGAACCTACATTTGCGTTATCATATATTTTACAACCTACTATTAAAACGTGGTCTGCATATACTTCTATACCATGACCAGCATTACCCTCAACTTGACAATTCATAATTTGCAACGCTATTGCATTTGGGTGAACATAAATACCTGAGTAGTTAATTTGGGCAGCCCAACAAGTTGCATTTCTTATACTAGATGACGGCGCTCCAATCCATATGTTACCATACTGATTAAGACCAATATCCCCTCCATAAATATGAACATCTTGATTGTACACCCCCACATATACACCATAACCACTATTACCCTCTATATTGCAATTTCTAATATGAAAGGTTGAACCTTGAATATCTTGAAAACCGTCAAAAAACATACCAGTTCCCGCACAATTCTCAATTTTAATATTCTCTATTGTGCTTACTGCTAAACTTCTAAAATATAAACCAACACCAGATGTGTTATTTGTTTTATTTCCGTCAATAGACATATTTTTAAATTCAATATTCTCAAACATCTCATAATTATCTTCTGTTTGTATCATATTTTGTAAGTTTGCGCCGGCTTTCATTTTAATAATTGTTTGCCACCCTTGCCCTTCATAGTTACGATTCGACTTAAGTATAATAGGGGTTGCTATTACATATTCTTTATTAGAAAATACAATTTTTGAACCAACGGAACTACTTTCAATTGCCCGATTTATCCTTTGTCCGTCTTCATTCTCACCCTCTAAACGTGGGAATGACTCAACATAAATGGTTGTACCTTTTATACGTCCTTCTTCTTCAATCAATCTTGATAATTCATCATTAACCCCCGTAACAATATCCGTTAACCCTACTAGATTAATTTCATCTTCTATTAACCTATTTTCTAAATTGGTAACGGCTTGCGTATTGTTTTCTAGTTGGTTGTTAAAATCCGTAAAAACGGTACTCTTAATAATTTCATCAAATTCACCGTTTGCGGTCATTTCAACAAATAAACTACTAACAATATCATCTAAGTTTTGGCCAAAATATTCATTACTTTGCTCAATCACTTCATTTAACTTATAAAGTACTTTCGATAGTAACTCATAATAAGAAAGACTATCATCATAAATAGCAGGCATAACCTTTTGAATATGCCATTTTAAACGCTCAACTTGATTACTCAATTAATACACCCCCATAAATAAATCATTTAAATTATCTAGTATTTCTGTATCTATATTTAAAAATGACTTTCGCCATTCCATTATAATATCAGCAGGGTAACGTAAACCACCCGAACCTAAAACCTTAGTTTGATATTCTTCAATGGTATTCGCTTTTGATTCCGCACTATTTTGTTGGTTAACATACTGGTTACTTGAACCAATGAAGTTACTAATATTTGTAGCATAATTAATATCCCCTAAATGACTGCTAGGTGTATCACTAAATACATCTTTATTATTACTTGAGTCGGTAGAAGTGGCACCAGTATGACCACCAGCCGTCATATCTTGGTTAATAGTTCTTGTATGTGTTTCTGTTGTGTCTAAATTGTATAAAGGGTTAAAATCTTCTTTATTTAAAATGTGTTCTGATTTATATAATTGGTTGTAATAAGGCATGATTTCATTCAATCGTGTTCTTAAATAATGTTTAAATCTACCTGGTGTTTCAAATCCAATTTCACGGAAGTAATAGCGGTCGTTTACTTTTTTAATTAATATACTTCGGTATTCCTCATCAAAAATAGGAAAGTCAAAATCCCAAAGGGTAAACATGTTACCCTTGGAATCATTATTCAATAAGTCTTTTAATTCAATTGTATAAATTGCCATGCTATTTATCCCCTTTCTTAATAGCACTTACCCCCATACTACCGAACCAATAACCGACAATCACTGTTAAAACCGTTTGCAACGTTGGGTCTGCATTGCCGTTAATTAATGTGAAAGAATAGACACCTAAAACGGCTAGCGTGATAATTAAATGCGATAGAATGATAATCTCCCCCTTATCCTTCAAATTCTTCCCCTCCTTCTTCTTCCATTATATCACTTTTCCTATTATTTAGTTTATAATCTACTGAAACATTCAAACCAAACATTTTATTAATTTGCTCACATGCTATTTTACGAGCATCTAACATTACATCTCTTGATTGCATAATTTGTTCGTCATTTGCGGACACTTCGGCTGCAACTAATCGTTCTTTTTTATCTTGTTTGGCATTTCCGACACCTAAGAAGGTCATACATTCATTCCATATTTCATTCTTTAATACTTGCAATTTATCAGCAACGTAAGGGGATTGAGTTGTTAACGCTTCAATATCATTCATGTCTATATCTTTATCACCAAAAATAAAAGGCATGTTACCACTATACTTTTGATATAAGTTTTGCATAGTTAAACGTTGCTGTTCACTTGCTTTAATTAAAACGGGTGTTTTCTGTGCCATAACGTTTACATCTTGTGTTCTTGTTATTTCATATAAACGTTGTGCGTATAACTCAAAAACTTCTAAATATGGTTCGCGTCTGAATGTATTCCATATAACAACCGCGTTTTTATCTGTTAATGACTTTTGATAACCAATAGGGGCATATACTTCATATTTAATTGGTTCATTGTAAACATTAAACCCTATTGCATTCCCGTTCAATGCTAAATAACCTAGGTTATCATCGTGAAAGAAAAATACTTTTCCTTGTTCCATTAATGTATATTCTAGGTATCTAACATTAATGGTTTCGGGTAACCCCTTCCATTCAAACAATGAAAGATAGATGTCTATGATTCTGTTCAAATACATATTATACGTTTGATTGTTTAACTTCCAATTCTCTTTTTCTTGTTTTTTACTACTCATCTATACCACCCATTCAAAGCCCCACATAAAAGAAGGGTTATTATTTCATTACCATTTTCAACGGGTGTGGGTGTCACACCTCCGCCCGTTCCACTCCAATCTAACTCATTATAACACCTAGTTGCAAATGCTTTTCTATCACCTAAACTATCTGTACCCGCACTATATGAAGGTCCCTCATAATTCCACATAAAAGCTTCAACTAAATTATGAAGTGATTCACCTACACTATTACTCCTATATTCTGCAAATGTAAAATCGTACTTATCACCGTTACCATATCTTCTTTGATGTCCATTAGGGATATACTGTATATTATTATCAACCTCATAATTAATCCTAGCTAATTGACTATTACCCGAGTAGGGGTCAAGTCCGTTACTAACAGCCCAGTCCCAATATTTACTCCTAGGTGTCCATTGTACAAGACCAAACCCTCTATCCTCTTCCCATTCATAACCGTACTCATACATATTAGGGTTAACCGAACTTTCATGTCTCATATTACCTAACATAGCTGATAGGCTTTCCCTTGACCAGTCACTTCCTATAAAATGGTTTACAACTAATTGTGCATTATTCAATGATTGTTCTTCACTTAACCATGTTTGATAGGGGGTTATCCATTCTAAGGTACTAGTAGTTGGCATTTGAATAATCCCCCACCCAATCACCATGCCACAATGTAACACCACTATTGAACATGTTTTGTAATGTGTTGATATCATCTTGAGGAAGATTGTCTGTAATTAGGCAATTTTGTGTTTTAACATAATTCCAGTATGGTCTTGTTTTCAAGTTTGGTATTTTTACAGTATTCACTTGATAACCGTACATTTTGAAAAACATTGTCAAACGTGTAGCATATTCGGGTTTTATCTGTTTTTTAATAATGTAATAACCATCAAAACCATTCCCAAAGGTGAAAGCCGTATTTGAACCTTGATTAACTAGGTTAGGGGGTACATTTGCTATATCATGTTGTTTAGCTGTAAACGATTTTAGGTTATAATAGTTATTTCCTAAACTTGATACACCGTCTGTTATACCCCCTATCATTTCACCTCTATTTTCCGTAACAAGAGAAGGGGCAATTTTTGCCGTATCAATAACCGCGTTAAACTGTGCTTGTGATATTTGGTTATTTAAACTATTTCTATTCCCTTGTAAGTACGCTGATAATTGGTCTGTCACGACCGCTACGTCTTGAGGGTCACTATTGATAAAACCATGTTCAAAGTCTGCATTAAGATTTAAACCGTTAACCGTATTATAATCACTAACATTTACACTTGTTTTATTCGATAAACCTAGTGAACCCTTTGTCTCCAATATAATGTTATCACCGTTTATCATTTCTAGTTTAATGTTAAAAACATTACCTTTGAAATCTGTTAGAATACATTGCGTATAAGGGTATCGGTTTAACTTTTCCTCTTGATATAATTCAAGCCCCGTATACTTACTTTCAACGGTTGTATAGGTTGTTTTAAAATTCAATAATTTCTCTACATAGATACACGCAAAACTACTTTCACCCGAGTTTATAGTCACACTTTTTGTTATTTGACTTGAACCATCTGCAAATTGTACAACCGAACCATCATATGTGTAGTAAGCCCCTATATCATCGGTTACATATAAAGATACAATGTTATTAACCGCGTTATCATTCTTGTACATGGCTTTTAATATTTCTTGTACGGTCATATTTGTTCCACCAGTTCCCGTACTAGCATTAACAATGGAACCATCTAATTTAAAAGGTAGAACATAATAAGATAACGGTTGTGGTACACCGATAACCGTTGGTAAAACCTCAT